TCTGAAATGGTTGTCGCTGTTTCTGTTATCGCTTTTGTAATTTGTTTTGTGATAGTTCCTGCACCCACAGATGTTGATTCTGAAAGTGCTGTATTCAGGTTTTGAACTCTTGCAAGTAGATCATCGACTACAATAGCACCACCATTTGCTGTGTCAAATATTACGCTGTCAAAAATTGCTGAATCGAATACAGTTTGCTTTTCAACAATGTCAACTGTGTTTCTAATTACGGTATCAAAGATAACAGGATCGAATAAGTTGTTAGTGCCATCAAATAAGGTGGTTGAGGGCATTATACAAAGTCCTTAGCCTGTAAAATTTCTTCTGCACGTTCAATCTCATATTCCTTGCCTGTGTTGCTGTTGTTGGTTTCTGTCTGACCAAATTGGTGTAGGTTTTTTCTGACATCTATTATCTGACCACTGTGCCTTTGGATTATTTTCATAACCTTTGATTCTTCACTACTTGCAAACGTGAACTGCACATCTACATACGCACCCATAGGTCTTTCATTGTTTATCCAAGTCGCATTAAAACCCTCAATCTTTGGCAACATTCTGCTTCCTATCTGAACGGTTGATTGCTGTGTGAATAATTCTGAATAAATGCGATTGTTAATGTCCTGTATTTCCCTGAACTTTTGAACAAGCTTTGTTGAATCTTCTACTGCCATTTTTAGACTTACTAGATTTGGAAACCTCACACGAACTTTTTTGATTTTGTTTATGTTCAAGTATTATACACCTCAACATAGCGTAATCCCATACTTCTTGCAGTTGCGTCTGCGTTTTTCAAACTCATAGTAAATTCTTGTTTGCCATTTGGAAATCTTGTTGTATTTGTTGCTTTTAACACACCGTCAATATATCCATTCATGGCAGTGTCGCTTTGAGTTCCTTTGAACGTATGCCAATTAGTATCTGCTGTAATATCCGTATTAGTTGCTTCTGCTGTATTTCCTGCTGCTGTTGTGAAAGAAAAATAACTACTAGCAGAATTTTCGTGAACGAATCCATTTGCATTATTAAAATAAACTCCTGATGTTGTTGATCTTAAACCAACGAATGTCTTTTGATTAGTTATCTGATATAATTTTGCAACTGCTATCCAAGTGCAGTTTTCATTATCTGTCCACATATGAGAAGCGTTGTTTCCATTATTCAACGTCAAAACATTACCATCAACTGCACCTGTTGTAATCTTAAATCCACCATTAACTGCGTCACTACTTTCATAAGAATTTGTGCCTGAATTATTAGTCACAGACCATTCATTAAGAACACCTGTATTTGTTCCACTTGATATTGAAGTTGAGGCTAAATTTCCTGACAACCAAGATACAAAACGTTGCCTTGCAACCGTTGACAGATTATTCGTTATCTCATAAACGGAATTAAAGGTCAATGATTCCACGCCTCACAATAAGTAAAACTAGCAGTGTTGGTGGTAGCAGATAAATCATGTAAATGAACTTCAGGTTGTAATTTATCTGAATTAATTGCTGCACTTGATGTTGCACCTAATACACCGTCAATAGAAAGCCCAAAACTTGAACTACTAAGTTCTAATTTAAAAATATGAAAGTTTGTATCAACTGCTACTGATGTGTCAAGCGTTTCACTAAATGATTCGTTTAGTCGCCAATTTGCACTGCTACCTGAATTAAAATCTACAAAAGCAACATCACTACTTGCAAGTCCGTTTGCATCTGCTAATCCAAATAATAATTCTGTGTTAGTTGTTTGACCTGTTTTTCCAACCCAGATACACGTAGAAGCCTGTGAATCAAACTGTCTTATATTTTGTAAATTGATTTCTGTTCTTACTTGTGTTCCACCTGTGTCCAATATAACACCACCATTAACTGAATCTGACATAGCTACTGTTCCACCTGTGCTGTTTCCTGTATACCATCTGAAAGTGTCTAATGTATCGCCACTGAAATCTTCCACGAAATGCTGACCTGCAATAGTAGTTAATGGATTTAATTGCTCATATAGGGATTCTTTTGTCTGTGGCATTATTGATTAGTCCTTGAATCGAATGATGTTGTTATGGTCATAGCATTAGGATATTTGACTTCTAATGTTGGATCACTTTCATAAATTTTAATAATTTCACAATTCAATTCCCCCTCAAAGATTAGAGTTGGTATGTGTTCTTCTGCCTGATGTCCTATGTCAATCTTGTAAATTTCCACATACATTTTATCTATGCAGACAGGTATTGTTTTCGGTTTGTCAAATGTCAATGTGTTTTCAAAATGACCTGTGAAATATAATGCACCTATTATTATTCCTGCCAAGACGACAAGCCAAAATCCTATTCCTATATTTCGTTCCATCATACATTATACGCCTCACAGTAACTTACTAGACTTGTTTTTGCACCTGCTGTTAAATTCAAATCTGCTAAGAACACTTCTTGTCGTGAATCTGCCAAATAGTTTGTTTGTGTTACTATCAACGCACCATCTACTGAAAAATCAACAGACGAAGAATTGTTTTGTATTTTCACGACCTGCCTATTAGTATGATTAGGCACTGATGAATCAACTGTGCTAAAACTTCCATCTGCCCTACATTGTGTTCTTAAATTTGTGTCTGAACTAGAATTTCTGAATCTTGCTAATTGAACTGTTGATGATGAAGCTGAAAATTCTATGTCAATCCTGTTATTACTATCTATTCTTTGATAAACTGCTATTAACACAGCACCATTGTGTGCAAATACTTCCTTGCCACCTAAATGTATTGCAGAAGTTTCATTTAATCCTGTTCCTGATGTAAATAATATTCCACCATTAACACTATCGTTCATTGCGACAGTTGCGTCATCTACCAATGATGTTGTCCATCTGTCTGTGTTTAATGAATTGCCTGTGAACCACTCTACCATGTGTTGACCTGCTACTGTTGTTAATGGGTTTGTAGATTCATAAACGGAATCAAAGGTTTGCCTTGATTGGTTTCGTGCTACTTGCGAATTAGCACTCATGGTTAACCACTACTCGTTGAAGCGTCTTGTGTGTATTCTAATACGATTCCTAATAATTCTACGTTTGATCCTGCTTCTAACGTATCTGATCCTGCGTTTCTGTTTATTTGTATTTGAACAAGGTCTGCGTTTGCAGGGCTTCCACCAACTGTTATTGCACCTGTCTGTGCTGTAACATGAAGATCATTTGTTGCTATGAAAACATCTGTCACTGCAACTGCTGTTCCGAATGAAGCGTTTAACGTATCGTCATTTGAAATTGCTACTGCTGATACTTCAAATGCACCTGTGTCGCCAACTGATGTGGTTGTCGTATCTTCCATAGTCCAATAAATTTTTGCCTTGATTGTTCCTGCGTTCCAATTTTCAGGTGGTGTCCATGTGAATGTGCAACGTGAATCAATACTTGCGTGTTCAGGCAATACTACTGATGAAACTGATACACCGTTTGATAATACTCTTGTCTGACCGTAACTTGTTGCTGTTCCTGCTGTGCTACTAGGTGTTGGAATAAACGCACCACCATCACACCAAAATTGTTGACTTCCAAATCCACCACCACTTGTTGCCCAACTTGGAACACCACTTGCAAGAGTAAGAACTTGATCGTCATCACCTGCTGTAAGTTTTGCCAAAGTGTTGCTACCACTTGCATACAAAATATCGCCTGTGGCATAGGTTGTTTGACCTGTTCCACCATTATCATCTGCTATTGCTGTGCCTGTCCATGTTCCTGATGTAATAGTTCCAAGCGTTGTGACATTTGTAGTTCCTGCCCATGTAGATAATGCTGTGTTTTCAACGTTGTTTATTGATAAGTCTGTCCTGACATCTGCCACTTCTTCGCCAATTATACCTGTGGTTGTGAACTTAGCATATTCGCCTGTTGCTGTTCCACTACCGTCAATCTTAACTGCATTAGTATCTGCAATTCCAAAAGTTAGTGTTGCTTGTTTTGCATTGATTTGTGTCTGTGCGTTTGAAGATAAGGTATTGATATATTGCAATTCAGCATTTGTGACAGTTCCATCTGCTAGTTTGGTTGCATTAATTCCTGTTCCTAAATATCCATCTGCAACTGCTGTTCCCTGCCATGTGCCTGTTGCGATTGTTCCCACTTGTGTTAATGATGATGTGACAACGCCACTTGCTAATGTTGTTCCTGTTAAATCCCCTGCGTCAACTGTTGCACCCCCACCATATTCAACCCATTCTAAGTTTGCACCGATTGTTCTTGCCATTAAGATTAATGGAACTGTCGTGCTTAGTGTCTTACTTGCACCACCCAATAATCTGATGTTGCCTGATCCACCACTTGCATTGTGAGTAATTGTAATTGCATCTTCGCCTGATTTTCCAATCAGATAAATTAAATCAAATTCGTTGTTGTCTGTTGGTGTTAATGTGTTAAGTGTTCCATCTGCTTGAATTTCTATTACACTGCCTGATGGCACAATAGCATTTCCTGATATTGTTCCTGATTGTTTTACAAATCCAAACAGACCTGATTGATCTAAAGAATCATTCCAAGCATTAACCGAAACCTGTTTGCCAGAATCGTTGCTTCCGGTGGCAACGACATCGTGATTTCCCCAACCTTTTTGGTCTTGATTATCTCTTGGCATTGAAGTTGCCTAACCGAGTGTTAAAGTCCATGTGACAGTGAGTGTATCAGATGACGCTAGACTAACCGCAGTGAACACGCTTTCATGCCCTATTGTGCCACCAACTGCTAACTGATTAAAAGTTCCAGACATCTGAACATTTGTGTGAGTGCCTGTTGAGGTAAATGTTTTTGCTAAGGTTGTGCTATTAGTTCCTGTTGAATGGGAATTGGTTGTTGCAGCAGCACGTTGCAAACCACCTGTTGTTATTTCTGATGGTAGTGCTGTATCAGTTGCGTCTGCACCTGATGAATCAGTTGTTAATGCTATGAAGTTCATTCCAACCCCACCTGCTGACGTATTCGTATAGAATTGTGCTATTGCATAATCCCTACCGTTATTGGTTAGCAAGTTTGGTTTGTCTTGACAAATTATTTCTTCAGTGTCTTTGCCTTGATTTTTTACTATTGTGACATAGCCATGAATTATTGAATTATCACTTACTGCTTTTCTATTAACTAATTTAACATCTGCACTTTCATTGATTGCTGTGTGTTCGTCACAACTCATTGTGCTTTGCACACCTCACATAATACGTCAGGATAACTCTTACCGTTTTTCAGTTTGCCTGTCCATTCAAATTCTACATTATCGCCACAAGTCACACAAGCTGAATTTCCTTTGTATGTTTTTATGACAGTTCCTAAATGTTCATTCCATTCTGCTAATGTATCGCAAGAAAAATCATTATCAAAATCTTTGTATGTTTTTCCCAAACCCATAGGAATAATTGAGATTCTTTTAGATAATAGAACTATTCAAGCAACGGATCACTTTTCATTGGTTCAGTGATATACGCTTTCGTTTGTGCTACACGCTTTGTTCTGTTCGTAGGATCGGCAGTTAGAATTTCGACTAATGTGTTAAAGGTTTCCTGATAATGATCTTTCCAATATTTTGCTGAATCAAAGTTTTGTTTTCTAGCCATGTATATTGAAGCCACATATTGATTCACAGCTTGTTGTGCTGTTGTAAGATTAACACCTGTCAATGGCAGTTGTTCTGCGTATGCTGTCATTTGATTTGTGAAATATTGATCAGCTTTTAGACCAAGCTGTGACAGAATAGAATCATCAGATTCAACGTTCAGTGGAATATTCAAAAGATTCTTTGTTTCTAGTAATACGAAATAAACCAAGTTAATCACTCTGCATGGCTATTTCTGCTTCTCTTAGCTGTGCTTCTGTTTGTAGATACAGTGTTTCAGTATTGATTGGTGCAGTGTTGCCACCACCTTGCCATAAGCCTTGATCAAGTGAAGTGAATAATGCAGGTCTTTTACCTGTTAAGTTCTTTTCCATAAACTCATTACCTGTCATGGTTAATCTTTGGTTTGTGTAAATAAAAGAAAAATGAAAGTGTTTTAGAGAGATCTTACTCTTTTATCTATGCACTAACGCCTGTTAGTTTTCGACCTGCGTCATTTGTGGTTTTCAATGGTTGTAAGAATTGCCTGATAACATATCCGTCAGCTCCTCTGTATGGATCTCTGAATGATTCTGCAATCGTGGGTCCTTCTCCAAGCAACATTGTTCTGCTATCAAAGATAGTAGCAACGGTGTTTGTGAAACCTACATCGACAACGCTTTTGATTGATGGCATTTTTGGTAAGTCGAAGACTCCCGAAAATTCTCTATCATCTGGTCTTGTTGCGGCGTGAATGAATGTGTTTGAAAGATAGTCAGAAATAACTCGTGGGTGAACACATAATGTGTCAGGTCTGAAATGATTGCTTGTGATTGTCACAACTGCGTCAACGAGATCATTTAATGGGTTTCTCGCATTGAAATCTCCATCTGAAATCATAGCTCCCCAATCTCCACACGCTGTTGCTGTGAGGGATTCGATTGCTGTGACTATTTGCTCGTTTGCGGCTTGTGCTAATGCACCTGAAGCTTGGTCAATCTCAAACTGCATTGGTTCAATAGTTCCCTTTAATCTGCTCTCGTCAGATTCATAAATCGAAATCACGTTCTTCCACAATCTCAACTGAGCTTGTGTGAATGTGTTTGATTTCTGATCTGCTTGTGCTAATTCTGGAACTTTTTTGTTTGCACCAAACTTGTTCGTAATTGGAACATTAAGTTGCAATTTTGGAACAGGTATTCTGCGAACTGCATGAATTGCGTTAAAGTCACGCCATTCTCTACGAATGACCTCACTTAGCAAATCTATTACAGTTATGTTTGCCAATGACGTTGCGTCAATATTACCACTCTTGAAAGCTCGTTCTGCCGATCTAAATGTTTCATAGGATATTGGTTCAATTCTTCCATCGCCTATTTTCTTATCAGGATTTAATTTTGCGATTGCTTCCATACCATAGTCTTTGCTGAAGTCTGTGCCATCGCCATCAAATTTCCCTGCATAGAATTTTCGGTTGTATGGAGAATATGTGATTGCTATATTGTCTTTGACCATCTAGAATCCCAACCTCACTATTATAACATCGCCATCTGCGGCATCGGTAGGTGCTAAGCTTTCATTTTCGTGTGCAATATATCTTCCGACATGAGTTTCTGCACCAAGTATTGCTGTCGCAACAACTGCGTCAGAGTTAGCATCTGCCTTTACAGCTTCGCCAACTTTGATTGCACCACCTGCTTCAACATACACATAGGTATTTCCTACTGCACATCGAATTTGTAAATCCCCAGCACTGCCACTTGAATTGTCAACTGATTCAATAGCAACGAATAATCCTCGTGCTATTGTTCCAACTGAATTCGTTGCGGCTACTGCGTTTCCACTTGCGTCTAATGCGACCAATTTTCCTATTGTCAAACTTGTTGATGCTGCAACATTGAAACTTAAAATTTCAATTCCAGTGGATCGTGCCAACTGTCCGATTGTTGCTGCCATTATGCCAAATCTCCTCTAATACTTCTTAGGAAATCATCGCCTGTCTTATCAGAACTAACACTAGCATATTTGACCTGATAACGTGGAGAGTTGTTTGTTGCAACTACCTGTTCGTAATCAGCTTTCAAGCTTTCGAGTGTTTCACTGTCTAACTTGCTTAGCTTTGCGTATTCTGCTTCTGCGTTGACTTTCCCTAGTTTAGATTTTGCTTCGACAATCGAGTTGATGATTGGTTCTAGTTTTGCAGTTTTGATATGAGCTTTCAAAGCTTTGACTTCTGCTTTCAGAACTGAAACCTGTTTGGCAAGTCTTGAATCTCTTAGAAATTCTTTTTGCTTGTCAGTTAAATCAAGTTTGTCTTCATCTTCAGCGTCTTCTTTGTCGTCTTCATCTTCTGCTTTTTTCTTAGATTTTTTCATTTCCTCGTCATGTTGTTTTTCATTTTCGTTTGACAAGTCTTGTGCGTCTTTCTTGTCTTCTTCGTCTTCTGCGTCTTCTTTCTTTTCTTCTTCTTGTCCGTATCGATTTTTCATGTTATTGGATTTTTTTGAATTTTTAGACTTAACAGAAGTATTTTGTTTCTTATTTTTGCTAAATGATTGCATTTGTAATTCATAATCCTCTAATTCCTTTTCATACTGTTCTTTGGTCTTTCCCTCTTTGGTTGGCATGGTAATTTTCTTTTTGTTCTTACTTGTGATTTCGGGTTCTTGTGCTTCCTTTTTCTTTTTCTTTAAGAGGTCAACTTTTGTAATATTGTCAAGTGATTCCTGATCAATGTTTGCCTTTTGTGGTTGCCCACGCTGTTGCCATTTTTTAATAAAATTATACATCATACTAAGGAATGCTTCTTTCTGTTCATCAGTATCATGTGAGGCACTTGTTTCATCGCATTCAGAATAACATATTGCTAATGCCTGATCATCTATTTCCTTTCCATGTTCACGTTTCTTGCTAATACAATCTTCAACGCATTTTGAAGCTTGACCAATAATTCGTTTCCCTGCCATTGTGACTTCTGTAAATTTACCACATGGGCTTCGACTTGCTTCAACCTTGTTTAACGTGCTTAGACAAGTTTCTTTGTCGCCTGAACATTTGCCTTTGATTTGTGCCTTTTCTATTGTGTATGCTGGTTCTGCTACACCTGCAACGTGAGCTCCTTCCCAAGAATCAATAACTGCGTTTCCGTTAACGTCCATTTCATCTGCATTGTTGAACACTATGCTAGGCGATACAAAATTTACTGATTCGCCTTTTAGAATGTCAATGGCTTCCTTGTTTGTAATTTCTGCCACACCATAAGCCTTGCCTGATCGTTCTTCTATACCAACCATAATGATATTTCCAACACGATATTTTTCCTGCTGAACTAACAGATCATCGCCATCTCTTGCACTAGGGTGGTCATAATCTGCTGTTAAAACAAAAGGTTTTCCAATAAACGAATCAAGTCCATCTCTAAGACTTTTTTCTGTAACTCCCCACTTGTTCAGATTTAGTGTTGCGTCTAACAGAAAGAATTTGATAAAGAATTTGTCTTGATCTTCAAATCTAATTAAGCCTGACATATCAACTGCAATCTATTTTCATTTTGTAGCACCATTCAAAATATGGATTTAATTCTGCTGGTGTAATTTGTTCTATTTTCTTTTCGTCAATAATTGGAAAATTTACAGGTAAATCAAAGTCTGCTGATTCTGCTGTTGCTATTGATAGAACAGAAGTAAGTATAACAAGCGTGGCAACTATGCCAAGTATTTCATAATTCATATATTTTTTTTAATGATTTGATAATAACAGAAGTATTATGGTAGGTGTCTGTCTTTGTAATCCCATCTGCCTGTGCCTGTTCTTTGTTTCCTGTTTCGCCACTCATTGAAATAATATCCAATAGTGCAACCACCTACAAAATAGCAAAGACACATGAAATGCCAAAACCATTCATTCATGGCAATCACATTCACATTCTGTTTCGTTGTAATGAACTTCATTATAGTGACCACACTTTATACAGTAATTATCATTCAATGCTCTGCACCCATTTCAATATCTTTTCTATACTTGCACTTCTTGGTTTGTGTGTCTTTGACTTGCTTTGCCATTTCTGATTCTTATCCATGTATTCAATAATCAAATCAACTTTTTTCTGTGTAAGATATTTCTTATCTTTTTTTACCACGTTTTTCCTCTGTCTGTTTGTAAGTTTGTTTCTGCGTTTAACATCACGTCTACTAGAAATGTCTGTGACAATCTGACCTGTTGCTTCATCAACGTAATAACACCTGCAACGAGGATGTGTATCGTCAGGGATAATTGGTCTAAGAGGATCATCAATGTCAAATGCAATTCCTGCTAATGGCAAACAAATTTTATCGTCAACTCTGAAATCTCTTTGTGTTGTGAAAACCACTCGAAATGGTTTTTCATCATCAATTAATTCAAATGCCCTAACTGCGTTTCTTATTGCTTTTAGTTTTTTCAGTGTCAGCATTTTTTATCATGTCCTCAATTTTGCCTAAGACTTCAAGCTTCTTTGCGTCTAGTGCGTGTTTAATCAATTCATCGTCAATTCGTTTTGCTGATACAGTTGGTGTTTGATTCATAGTCTTGTTGATTTGTTTGTTCACAATATCCTGTGCAGTGTTAACAGGCACGTTTCCCTGTGGAACGTTTGTTGTCTGTGTTGGTGCTTGTGCAAGTTCTGTCTTGTATTCTTCTAAGTTCAATAATTCTAATAATTGATCATCAGGCATATTGGGGAATATTCCCTTGACTCGTAATACTGCGTCAACCAAGTCAAACCAACTTTCAACAATAATACTTTCAAATTCTGTCTTGACACGAACAACATCTAGCAAGTCGCCAAATCCCATCTTAATCATATTTCGTTCATACCATTGTTTTGAAACCATGTCTGCAATCCAATCTCGTTTTGCCTTAACTACACCTGCTAGGAAAAACTGTATCTTGCCAATCAGTGTTGCCCTGTTTTGATCTTCTTCACGCCCAAGCAAAGCACTAGGAACAGCAAAGTTCCCAATAATAATTCTCTCGTAAAAACTAGCAAGATCAACCATCTCTCGTATCTTTGGTTCAAGATCAAGTTTTTCAAATGTGACTTCATCATTTGCGTCAACACTAACAGCATTGAACGCACCTGCCTTAAGTGAATTAAGCAAAGTGTTCATGTCATTTTCTGCGTCTGATTTTGTTCTTCCCATTTTCTTAATTAGGAACATTCCATAACCTGACCACATTGATGTTGCTACTTCGGGCATATCATATTCTACAATTCTACGCCATGCACGACTTGCACCAACCACTCTTTGCAAATCCGAATAACCATACCACATTGTTCTTCGTTTAGGCGAATCAGGTCTGTTGACTAAATACAGCATTTCGTCAGGTGTAATTTCATCAGCAGGATATGTTGTGATAACTTTTTCCAATCCCCAATTCTTTTGATTTAGGAATACTCTGCCCAAGTCACGTGGGTGTATTATCTTTAATGCCTTTGGTAATCCCTTTCCCTCAAATGCAACAACACAGCGACCAAACACCATTGTCATTGTGATTGCGTCTTTCAGTTTCTTTTCAAAGTTAATCTTCCTATCATACTCAACCAACTCGTTCAATTCTGTTTCATATTTTTTCAACGCTGTTTTCTTCTGTTCATCTGTCATTCCATGATCGTCAATCAGTTCAAAGTTTGGCTTGATACCATTCCCAAAAGTGTATTCAACAAGTTTGTCGATTACTGCACCTGCTACACTGCTTCCCCAAACATCTTCAAACTGTTCAAGTTCGGTGTCAGTGTAAGATGGATTAGAATACATATACAGGAAATTGTCTGTGCTTAATCTCTTAGACGCACTTGCATAGCTTGACGGTTTTGATTTTTGAGCTGGAACTGCCTTTGAATTTATTACGAATTTATTAGAACTATTTTTAACCTTAGTTTTTCGAGTTGCCAATAACACAAAAGAGATTAAATGATAATAATAGAACTTTATTGCCTATTCTGTGCAATTACAGGTCTTAACAGAAATCACATTACCATGAATATCAATATCCCAATTCATGTTGATTTCACTATTACACTTTTGACACATCATGTTGTTTCGGATTCATCGCCTTTGATTTTCTTTTGTTCATCAATACAGGCTTGTGCCATAACTGATATTTTTCTAAGTGTAGTATGTTCCTTTTCTGCAACTTCAGTAGGCTTATGCTTTGCAAATGCTAGTTCATACCAATTCATAATGTTATGATAATCGCTAATGCTTAGTTCAATTTCCATACTCATTTTGGAAACATCACTTGAACGCTTGTTGCTGTGGTATAGTTGGGAACACCTGTGCCAAACATATTGTCAGATTGCTCTGTGAACTTCTTTGTGACCACCTGCATATCTTGGTGCATACCATCATTGCTTTTGATAAAATTTCTGCCAATGAAACAGGCTAACATTAATGCCATTACAGTGTCGTCATGTTCGTTGCCCTCTGCTCGATAACTTGCGTTTCCTGCTTCTGTTATGACTTCACTGAAAATTGAAATTTGTCTTTTAAGTTCGTCAATGTCCTTATTGCTTTTCTTAGGAAACTTGATACGATTATTTTGAAACATTCTTGCCAACCATAATACCATTTGATTCTTAGGCATGACACGACCTGTATTGATCTTTGATTGGTCTTTGACTTCTCTTGTTGTAAAGACAGGAATTACATTAGGAATATGATGATGATATTTCAGTTCCTCAAAAACGTGTTCGCCTGTGTTGTTTATCTCTACACTGTAATAATCAAACGGTTTGGTATTGTGTATGTTTGCAATCAGGTTTTCAACGTCAAGATAATTTCTGCCTAGCCAAGTCTTAACACCAATAACATAGACATTATTGTTCTTGATCTCTATACCTACAAAAGCAAAGCTATCTTTCTTCTTGCCACTGTCTAGCCCTGCAATCCTCATTTTATTAACGCCTTTAAGTTGTGCATAATTTCTTCAAGCAAATCTTGTTGTGCTGATACTAATTTTTTTATCTTTTCAATTTCCGTCTGCTGAACTTCTACTATGTGATCAATCACTTCAAGATGTTGTGCATTTGATTCCTGTGCGTTTGCTATTTGAAATAGCGTTGGTAAGTCAGTTATTTCCATATTCTTCTACCTCAAAATCTTCTAAAGCTTCGTTTGATATAACACCAAATATTGATGAACGTGATGAAGTGAACTGACACCTGTATTCTTGATCAACGTCAATGTCTGTGCGTTTCAGTTCTTCATTCATTTCTTGCTGTGTGTAAATCCAACCAATAGCATTTGTAAAATCATATTGAATTTTCTTATAGTCATTTTCGTGCATGGCTAGTTCGTAAAAGAATCCACGCTGACCTCGTGGCGTTGATACTAGAAAGACATCTGACTTGTTTGTGTGTAAGATTGGTTCAAGTGCGTCCAGCACAACACTATCATCAACAAGCCCGAAATGTGCTGCTTCGTCAACTACCACTGCTTTGATTTTTGTTTCTCCTCTAATGGCTTCTGAATTACTAGGCTTCCCTTCAATTTCTGTTCCGTTGTCGAGGATAATATTCAAGTCATGTTTGTCGTCTTTTACTGTCCATCTAATTTCATTGAACAGCATTTTCAATCTGTTCATAACTGTCTTGGTTGTCTTTTCCCTTGTTCCTGCTATGATCATAATCTTGCCACCAACATATTTGTGAAAGCAGTGATACTGCACTATTCTTAGAACTATCTCTGTTAAGCCAATTTGCCTTGACTTGTTAATGTGAAACTTAACCTGTCTGTCTTCCATTGATTGTGTGATTAGGTCTAACTGATGAGGCATGAATTTCATTGGTTGCAACGTGGCAGGGTGTTTTGGTAATCCGACAACGTGAGAGAAACAGCAGTTGTTTTTTCTATTTACCTTACCACAAAAAAATTTTAATCTTGCTATGTCAATTTGAGCTGTCTGATTTTGATAGCTGTCCTGAAACATTGGTTTTGACATTCGATCCATCAAGTCCATGCTTTCTCAATAATTGGGTTGGAGCATCTCTTAAAAGACGAATTAAATCAATAGAAGTTTCTTTCTTTAATGCTTCTGCTTCAAGCTTATCTCTTACTGCTGTGTTTGTGTCATTTGCTATAAGCTCACACTGCCTGATTGTCCTTAGCAACCTGTCTTTCGTTAATAGAATTTCAGTTGCTATCAAGTCATTTCTTTCCACTTGAAGTGTTATCTTATCCTGTTCGTATATCGCATGACAGTGCCAAGCAAAAGTTCTGTCTGCCATGTTCATGTGTTGTTTGATTTCAGTTGGTGTTGATCCTATTGTAAAATATCTTCTTATCTCGTTTCTAATTGTTTCCAACTGTTGTTTCGTATTGCGTTTTTTCGCCAATGAGTGCAATAAAATGCAATAAAACTAATAGAACTATTTTGCCATTCTGTCTGCTTCGTGCCTATCCCAAGGAAATATCACATACTCTGTGCCAATCGTTTCAGTAGCAAATGTGACATCTGTTGGCGTGGCTACACCTTTTCTTTTGAATAGGAAATAGAATCTGGTATTCTTCTTTACCTGTGACTTTATTTTTTTGTATGTTTTGCCACTGTCATAAATGTCGTCTATTATCAAGTCGCCTGATAGGTCATCTACGAGTATTTTTTCAACGCCAAGCTTGTCTGCCAATAAACGTGCAGGAACAAGACCACCACGCGAAACAGTGGATATTGACTTAACTTTATAATTTATTTCCTTTGCAAGTGTGTTAATGTATTCTTCAATTTTTATCCATGTGACAGGAACAATGGCAGTTGATTCGACTTCTAGTTTTGGATCATACTTCAACGCTGTTAGCAGGGCTATTTCCTTTGCTGGAATGTTTGTTTGTTTTTGCAGTATGTCAAGAGGAATTGATTTTTGTAAAACTGCTAGAACTGATCCTGTTTCAACAGGTGTTAGATAACCACGTTCTCTGTTGATTCTAACTGTCAGAATTTTGGCTTTGTCGTTATCCACATCTTCAACAATGCAAGGAACTTTTTTTGCACCTAGTTTTTTGAGTGCTAGATACCTGTGTTCCCCATCAATTATGATACCTTTTTTGTTGATAATTATACTGCCATAGAACTTGTTTTGCTGTATGTCGTCCTTTAACGATTCAAATATTTTGTTTGGCATGAAGTTTGGATTGTAGTTATTGGGTTTTACCTCGTCAACATCTTTCCATACCACCTCGTTTGAAAATTCTACTTGTTTAGGCATTGTTTCATCTCCTCATGTTCATTAATTTGTCTTTCCATTTCAAGAAGTCTGTGTATTGCATAACGCTGTAAATCAAGATTCTGTTGTTGGTTTATGCGATATGGCAAGGCTTTTGCATTTGTGACCATGCCTGTATATGATACCGAACCATTGTATGGCGATCTTCTGCTTACCATACTCGAATCAACAGAGTGTATGCGTTCAGTTCCTATTCCCATTATTACACGAAAATTGGTTAAGCCTAACAAGTGTATTTTCTTATCTTTTGGTATTATCTCAAACATTTTTTTGGTGTAGTTAACCATTTCTCGATCATTGAATTTTGCTTGTGCATAGCCTGAAAGGGCAACATAATCTGAATTTTTACAATAATAGATTAGATGTTCTATTGGATCAAGTTTCCCTGCCACTCTATGAAATACAGGAATGACATCAAGTCCTGCCTTTTTCATTGTCTTAAAATTTTCAAAACCTTGTTCAGCGTTTCCAATTACGTCAAGGTTAATCATTGAGTATAACCTATTTTTATTGGCTTTGCAATAAGCAATATACTCATCTAAATCAATTTCTTTTTTTAGTGTCCATGCTGAATATGCACCCGAATCAAGAAGAATGTTTGCCTTTGGGTTAAGACCTAAAATATAATCAACATACTGACTTTTTCTTTCATACCAATAGGAAACAAGATGATTTTCTACACCCACATCAACGAAGTTTTGAACTCCCTGTTTCTCATAATCAACGAAAAATATCTTCATTCTTTATCCTCGCTAGAAACTCTAATTTCGCATTCTGCTCTTGCATAAAACCGTCCAAGACCTGTGTGTTCACTGTGATTGTGCTAGTGTTAATTCCCCTGCCATACATACAGGTATGAACACAGCTAACAGCAACGCCTATTCCTTTCGGGTTTAAGATTTCCTTAATCTTGTCTGCAATTTCCTGTGTCACGTTTTCTTGAAGTGTTGGCTTTGACGCTATTGAATCAACCAATCTTTGAAACTTTGATAGTCCAAGTATTTTGCCATTAGGAATATAGGCAATATTACAGAATCCAAAGAATGGTAGTAAGTGATGTTCGCAAAACGAAAACAGTTTGATTTTATTCAACACTATCATTTCGTCAGTAATCGTGTCAAACACTGTAAATTTATTATAAGCACGTTTAGATTCTAATTCCTTTGAAAAATTATCAACTCGTGCAGTTGTATCAAATGGAAAGTTGCTACCACCTAATAATTTAAAATATTCTTTAGATGTGTTCATTTTTTAATTCCTCAATATTTTTAGAAAATTCAATTTCTTTAACGTTTCCAGAAAAAATATGTTTGTGTTTTTCTATGTAATTAGTAGAAACAAATGGGTCTTTCATACATTTTTCACTTTCAATATTTTCTAGCTTGAAAATTAATGCTCTACTAAAACATTGCCAACATTCGCCACATGGAAATTGTTGTGTAAAATTATAACAAGAAACGGTTTTTAATATTTCGTTTTTTGTTGCAAGTTTATTTGTTAAAGCATATTTGACCAAATTTCTTTTACTAAGATTTAATTCTACTATTGGAAATCTAACTTTAATTGAATTTTTTATGAATGGCGACAATACATAACTTAAAAGATCAGAAGTAGCCTGTCTAAAATGTTCATTTTTGTCTGTTGAATTTGGATAATCGTCTTCCCATGTAGAACCTAACCATATTTCGTCAGGTAAATCTAAACTTCCTAGCAATACAGTAAAAACTAAATTTCTTCCAGAAATGTAAATTGATCCTTTATTCACTTTTTTATTTTTAGATAACAAATAATGATCTTCGTCTATTAGTTTCACTTCTCTTATTTTAACAAAAGAGGGCAAACTTTCAATTTCTTTTTGTTCTGAGATACTTCCATGTTTAAAATACATGGCAGAGATTTCTGCATTTGGATATTTCTTTTGTGCATAACGATATAATAAAAAACTGTCTAACCCACCTGAATACAAAATAGATATTTTCATCGCATTTCTAATATCTTGTGCTGTTGTATCATTATTTTCCAATCGGAAAGATTATGGTGTGCTATCATTTTGGTTATTCTTATGATGTCTGAATCAACAGGTTGAAAGGTCTTAACGCCTTTGAAATTATTAAAATAGCCAACATAGAATTTCAAGTCCTTTTCGTTTGTCACAACACATTTGACTTCGTGTGTATTTTCAAGAATCTGATCACTGAAATTCATTTTTGAATAAAGCATTTTGGGCGAACAGCAAACCCAATCAATTTCTTTTACTATTGGCGAATAATACATTCCACTCGTTTCAATCTGTGTCTTAATTCCGTTTTGTTTTAGTAGCCTGACAAGTTTTGTGAGGTCTTGTTCTAACGGTTCGCCACCTGTTATGCAAACCCACTTTGCATTGAATTGGTTTGCTCTTTTGACAATGTCTTCTTCTTTTGTTGTTGCGTCTTTTTCTTTCCATGTGTATTTGGTATCACAAAAATAACAACCAACTGCACAACCCTGCGTTCTAACAAAATATTGCATGACACCTGTGTTCTCTCCCTCGCCTTGAACAGAGTAAAATTCTTCGTTAATCGCTAACATATTCCATTCCATACTTGTGAGTTTCTTGAATATAGACATCTACTTTTTTGTTTAGTCCTTTGCCGACTTGTTGTGACAGGTATTCTACCAACTGTTCTGTCTTGCCAAGCCCAAGCGTGTCTGTGATATTTTTCCCTGCCATGTTTGCAAGTATTTTTTCTGTTTCAAGCTTAACGGTTTTGAAATCAATAAACTCGTCATTTAGCAGTGGAACAGTAATTATGATAACTGAATCATGTTCGTGTGGTGTTTCACAGGTTTTATCGACAAGATTTTGTTCATTGGGAATTTGGTGTAAGAAACTCAATTTGGTCTTATAATGGATTTTACGCAATGAAATTAGAAATAGAAGTAGCCATTAGAGAACTAATTTAAAAAAAAAAGAAAAGGTGTGAATTGTTATTCACTTTTGGTTTGTTCTATTTTGTTGAGTTCAGCGTGTGTTGCAAAGAATTTTGATACCACGAGTTTTTCAAGTGGTGTTTCAAAGGTTATTCTTTCAACGTCTGTGCGATCTTCTTTCAAAATGAATTTGTCGCCTGTCACAGATGTTGCTGATACCTCAACTTGTTTTTCGTGCTTTGCGTTTTCAGTGACCTTAATTCTAAGGTGCTGAACGTCAGGTTCCATGTTTGACATTAAACGTTGTTAATGCGTGACTTAGATAAACTTTGAATCAACAATCACGTTTCTTTGTGTGTAGGGCTTGTGACCACCAAAACCATCTGCACCGTATAGTTTTATCATCATATCAATGTCCTTTTCAGTAACGTGCTTTTCCTGATCTTCAAAAACATTAATGCTGAAATACATGATTGGATCATAATCACATTCTTGAACTCGACAATCTGATGTGACATAGTAATGCTCAATTCCAAGCCCATGCCCAAATTCGTGCAATATGATATTTCTTAAGTCATTATCAGGTATCTGTTTCCATACTGTTTCTATTCCTGACGTTGATTCTGTCATTGATTCGCCAAGTTGTATTCCTATTCGTTTTTCTATTGTGTAGAGATCAACTTCAACCCAAAAATAATATCGCCATGACTTGCTAAAATCAAAGCCTGTGCGACCTACACTGTGATTCGCTTCGCCATAAGGAAAGTTCACAAATATTGTGCAGTGTGGATAATCTTCAACTGTTAATTTATCATGTTCAATAAAATCATATTCTGTAATATTCATAACCCAATTTCCACCTCTTGTTTCAAGCTTATCCTGCCATTCATTGATTGCAGAATGTGTCAATACTGATATTTCTTCTGCTCGTTGTTCGGGCAACATTATGCAGACCTGTGGATTATATTTGTGCTGAACACCCATTGTCCTGTAATAATCTGCATAGGCTTCTGCTGTAAATAATCCAATCACTGCGAATGTGACAATTAGACAAATTGCAAACCAAATTAAAAGTGTAAATTTCATCTAGTCTGCCTGTTTTGATATGTGTTCCATTATACAATCACTGCACATTGTCATGTTCGTTTCATGGCAATCACAGATACAGTTCATAGTCTTGCTTTTTTGTTTCTTAGCATATGCTTAACCCTGCTGTAAATTCTTCCATGCCATTTTCTTCTGCCATATTTTTCGCATATTCGATTAATGTCATAATTTGATAAATTCATCTGTCCGTTATACTGCCACCACATAACAGATTTCTTATCAGAAACATCATGGGTTAAACCCAAACAATGTCCTAATTCATGTATCATCACATGAACTAGGGAAAAACTGCCAGATTTTTTACCGTTAACTGTCCACAGGTAATCTTCATTGAAAACTATCGTTCCTTGATGTTTGGTTTTTGGATAATAGGCATAAGCCAAAACATTTTTTTTTTCACTAAAAATTTTATCATTTTTTGCATGACAAAAATTAATTTTAATGTCTGGATTTTCCCCACGAGTGCTTCTGAGTTTTAATGGAATTTCTATGTTCCATGTTGTGAAAGCCAAGTTCACAGCACGTTTCTCTATGCTTCTGCCATCGATGTCCACACTATCTCTTTGCAAAGCATAGGTCACAATTTGTTTCGTCCACCTGTGTTGCCAATGCGTCTGCTTCTCCTCTGTGAACGCTAGCTCTCCGTTGGGCTTAGATTTTACAAGACAAACTGATTCCATAAACTAATGGAAAATAAATTCTAATTTAAGAAATTAAAAAAAGAAAAAAGGGAAGTTTGTATGAATTAACAGCGTCTTTTAACGTGCTATTATTTCAGATTGTCGTCTGTTTCCGAAATTAAACATTCGACATATTGTTGCGTGTCTTTTGAGTTGTGCCGTCATGGAAGAAGACATAACGTCTTCATCGTGTGTTAAGATGTTAGTGAGTTCATTGAATAGTTCGTATTCAGTCACAGCTTCTATGCCATAGCCAATTTCTTCCTTATCTTTCACAGAAATAACATTGTAAGGTTTGTCGCCTTTTTTTTCTGCCTTAACTCTTTCGACAGTAATGCAGTGCAACTGTTCGTTAACAGATACAGGCATTTCATTACAAATCTTGTATGCCATTTCCATAGTGAGTGGTGTTTGTTTCAAGTCTTTGAAGTCATTTGCAAAGCCAACTGCAAGTTCTAATTGAAGTGCGATTTTTTCTCCTAACAAATCTTCGTTAAGTGACTTTGTGTGTGTTTGTCTTTTGACAAGTGCTTCCATAAAGAGTTCGGGTGTTAGGTATCTTTGTTGCAACTTAATGTTGTGTGACCATGCTTGTTTTACTTTTTCAAGTATGTGTTCAAAGTGCTTTCCCTCAATGTTGCCTTGCCAACCTTTCACAGCGTTCATAAATCCATGAAACTGATTCATGCAAAGCAATCGAAGTGTGAATGGCACAACGTGAAGTGCTGTTGTTCCGTCCATTGTGTTGACAACGGTTATTCCTGTTTCGATTCTGTCAGGGTTGTTAGGATCGTTACTCACATCAACTGTGCGTTGTGCTTTGAACGAGGCTAACATATACCTGCCATCTTTTTGAATCACTGCACCTTGCTGGTTGTATTTGTATTTGTAATGACTAACCATAACAGGTTGTTCAATCATTGTCAATTTGATACCAAGTTCGTCTGCCACTTGTTTAACGATTTTTACAATTCGTGAATGAGGCATGACTTGATAACGTATTGTTGATTTCCAAGCACCCTTGTTTTCAAGGTCTTGGATAATGCAGATACCTGTTGGTTTGCCATTGACAATAACTTGTTCGGTTAAGATGTCATCGCGTTTGAAAGTGTTGTGTGAAACTTGCTGGAACGTCTTGTTTGCTAATTCACTGATTTCGGATTCAGTGTATTCGTCCAACGGATTCAACTCGGTTGTAGTTCGGGTGTTCATATTATTGACAATTTAACAAAGTCAGTGAATATAACTATTGAATATGCTTTACACACAAAAAATCACTCAATCCTTATAATCACTAGAATTAACAATGTGTTTAATGGAAAGCACCAAAAAACTCAAAGCTTTGCTATGTGAAACTTGCAAAGAAAATCCTGTATGGGCTGACAGTTCTGCACACTATTATGATAAGCAGACACCAATCTATTATGCAGATGAATGTTTATCATGTCTAGTCAAGTCACAAAAAGAAAGATTCCGAGTGCGTCCAGCCACCGGAAGCAAATACTGAATAATCCCTTTTTTCTTTTTTTTATTTTACTAAAAGATTATTCGTTTCTATGCTTGATCTGATCTGCTACAATGAATGCTGCAATAGGTGCTAATACCGCAACTGCTTGTTCAGTTGTTGCTACTACATCTTTTGCAATAAGCAGTGCAGAAACTAACGCATAGGAAATTAATCCCAAGTATCTTGTTGTCCACATATCTATCACATCAGAATTACTTGTTATTATGAACTATCGGTTGTTTCATGTCCATGTCGAGTTTCATGCGTTCACACTGCTGATTAAACCAATCGTAAGCCAACCATGAAACCTGTTTCTTGCAGTGTGGACAAATTAAGAAAACCGTCTTAAACCACGCTATTAATTTTTCAGACTTTTCCAGATTACGAATAACGTTGTTGGTCATGTGTTTTGGTGTTATGTTGATCAGCTTTGCAACGTGGGCAACTGTGGTAGTGGTTAATTGTAAAATGTATGCCTTAATCTTTTCAAACTCGCCAACCTTTTGTCTAGCGTCAGAATTGTTAACTGCGTGAAGAACTAACGCCTGATAGTGTTTTACCTCGTCTTCTAATTTTTTCATATCTTGTTTAGTATAAGATTCGTCTATTGCCTTTGCAACTGTTTCGTATTTGTAATATTTTTTGACTTGGTCTTGCAACAAGTCCGAAATGTCTTCACACAGATAAGCAAGGCTTTGAAAATAGCTAATGATTGGATTTGAATAAGGTCTTTTCTGTGACTTGTCCTGTTTTGTCTTTTGTGTCTTAACGGTTTCCTGTTTCTCAATCGGATCAGGTGCAGGAGTATAATGCTTGTTTGATTTTATAATATCGCCACATTCACACACTTTTTCAAAACTGTCGCCCACAAAATTATGTTCGTGTTCAATTCGCCCATAGAGAGAATTGCCATTAGTTCCATATCCTCTTTTTTCAGAATCGTTGAAAAGATTATAGAATTTATCGTTGCGTTGATACTTGATTCCATTTTCTATCAGTTTGGCGTTAATATAAGAAGCTAGATCCGAATCTTTTAAACCTGAAACTTGACCTGTTTTTAGCAACGGTCTTGAAACCTCGATTAATTTTCTTATCAAGTCAGTTTTTGTTTTAACATCTGTTTCGTCAACTTGGATAAGATCTGCCAATAACTGATCATGTTGTTTCAATAGTTCAACATTCGTCATAAAAAATCAGAGAAATATTATTCTAATATACCTATTCAATCAATCTGAACAGGTTATTTCTGCACCACACTTGAAACACTTTTCGTGGCAGGGTTGAAGACTAGCCATAACACTGTCGCAACGTGGACAGATTACATCTTTCTTTATGTGTGGCACATAAACCACTGTGGACATATTTCGAGTTAAATTACAGGTGTTTAATGGAACTATT